AGGCAAATCATAGTATCACCTATCGCATCTTGGATAGCTGGTTTATCATTGTCATAACACGCTTTGATAAGCTCGCCAACCTCCTCGTGTGTCTTAAGGAGTTGGTCAAATGGGGTGCTTTTCTTAAATATCCCCCTTTCTTTTGCCCACTCTTGAATAAGAGGGACGAGTTCTTGAATTGTTTTGTTCATTTTTGTATGTTTTTTAATCGTTTTGCTATTAATTCTACTATATCCACAGTTACAGCGTTACCTATGAGCTTGTATCGTTGTGTCTTAGCAATAGGTTTTATTATGCCGTTATAGTCACCATATTGGGTGAAGTTGTCAGGAAACCCTTGCAGGCGTTCGCATTCGATCTCCGTCAGGCGGCGCATTCTACTAATGGCATAATTACTATTGTGCCTTGTTAGGGCAGGACTTATTCCCCTTTCATCAAAAACTCTATTTTGTTGATAGGGCTGCCTGCCGTTGGATTCCTTAGACGGATTTAGCTGTATCATAGTCATGTCTGAGTGCAATCCTCCCGAGTGTCCGCCGCCTGTAAGGGTGGCTGCAACCTTGGGGACTATATAAGTATCATTGCTCCCCATTTTTGAATAGCGGGCTGTTATTGTTCGTGCAAGTGAAGTTTTGAAATTTCCACATCTCCAACCTTTTTTCCTTGCCTTTCTGTCAAGTAATTTATCATTTTTTCCGATAGGAAATACTCCTGGCTGACTTCGTCCTGCAAGATGTCCGATAAGGTATATCCGCTCTCTATTCTGGGGTAAAAGCCAGCTTGTATTAAGCAATTGCCATTCAAGTCTATAACCCCCAATGTGGGCAAACGCTTGGATAATCGCCCAAAAGTCTGCGCGAGCGTTTGAGGAGAATGCTCCTTTAACATTTTCCCAGATAAAAATACTTGGTCTGATGTTAGTAATGAGGGCAATTGCGTGCGCGATAAGGCTACTTTTTGTTCCTTTAAGTCCCTCTCTTCTTCCAGCAAGTGAGAAATCTTGGCAAGGCGATCCAAAAGTGATAATGTCAATGTCTGTAAAGTCTCCTCCGTGAATAGAGGTAATGTCTCCGATGTATTTGGCATGTGGAAAATTGTATTTATAGTTAGCAATAGCATTTTTGTCTATCTCACTAAAATAGTGCTCTGTAAATTGGTAGCCTGCTCTCTGAAAGCCGAGCGAAAAGCCTCCAATCCCACTAAAAAGGTCAATGATTTTCATTTGCTTTTTGTTCTTTTTTCTCTTTATTAATGTCGTCCATGTGTAAATACATTATCTCAGTTAAATCGTTTGCGTATGCACTGAAAGCATTGAGTATCTGTGGGTCTATCTTATTGGCCTTTTCAAACTCTTCTACTACTTCGTTATTTTTCTTCTTGCATTCCATAAATACCTGTTTAAGTCTAAATCTTGGATAGCTTTCATCAATCATGTGAAGTAATTCACTGGTAGCTTTGCAATAGGATAACGCCATAATCATATAATGCGCCATATTTTCCCGCTTAAGAATTGGTTTTACTTGATTTTCTCTGTGATTAGCTACAGCTATCTCCATGAGGTATTGTGCTTCCTTTTCTGTGATTTGTAGCCCTCGTGCTCTTAGTTCTGTTAAAAATTTTGTACTTTTCATTTTAAAATGGACTGTTGTTTTTAGGATCAATTTTTGGTAAATTATTTTCTTGTTGAGTGTTTATACTTACACTTCCTCCTCGTTCAAAAAAGCGCATGTATTGTAGCTGACAGCCTATTATTATCCCCCCTGTTGTGCCGTTACGAAACTTTGAGATGATAACCTCTACCTCGTTATCGGTTGGCGTGCCGTCCTCCCATTGGGGTATCTGATAATATTCAGGACGATAGAGGAATAGTACATTGTCAGCATCCTGCTCTATGGCTCCTGATTCTCTGAGGTCTGAAAGCATGGGGCGTTTGTCGCTTCGTGTTTCAACTCCGCGGGATAGTTGGGATAGGGCAATGATGGGTATATCTAACTCTTTAGCCAATCCTTTGAGAGTACGAGATATTTCGCTTATCTCTTGGTCTCGTGTGCGTCCTCTCTGAGAGTTACTGATGAGCTGAAGGTAATCTATGTAAATTATCTTTACCCCCTTTTCTCTCACCCATTTTTTCGCTTTGATTTTTAGGGATAAAAGCGTGAGAAAAGGTTCGTCATCAATATACAATGGCAATTTTCCGAATGAAGGGCGGAGACTTACGGCTACATCCATCTCACTCTGTGAGAGTGTACCAATAGCTAACTTATTGCTATCTATCCCCGCATAGTTGGCAAATAGCCTTGCGGTTAGTTGTCGTGCGCTCATTTCGAGGGAGAATATTCCTACGGGGTAGCCTAATCGTGCTTGATGTAGAGCGTCACTAAGAGCGTATGCTGTCTTTCCCATGGCTGGTCGTCCTGCTATGATTACAAGGTCGCTTGGTTGGTATCCGTTGAGCTTGAGGTTAATATCCCTCACTGCGGTAGGTATTCCCGCCCTCTCTGCTTTGGTCTTGAGTACTTCTGTGAGATAATCGCCTATCTCCTTAGGCTGCTTAATGGAAAGCCAATCGGAAATCTTATCAAGCTCTTTGTAAGAGCCGTCAAGCAACTCGAATATATCCGTATCCTCCTCGTATGATTGCTCAGCAAGGTTATAACCTACCTCGATACTCTTGCGCTTAACGTACATCTGCATAAGGAGTATGGCGTGGTTCTGTATATGCGCAGAAGAAGATACTCGCTCTGTTAATCCCACGAGATACGAACTTCCTCCTGCTTCTTTGAGCTTGCCTGTTCTCTGAAGCTCTGTCTTTACGGTCATCATGTCCACCCCTTGCGAGGACTTGTATAGGGAGAGAATAGCATCATAGACAAGGGCGTTTTTCTGGTTATAAAAAACATTCGTGTCTTTCACGACTTCAACTACCTCAGAAACTCCTCGTTGTTCTATAAGCATACCCCCAAGTACGATAGCCTCCAATTCAGGGTCATTTGGTATTTTTCTGTTTTGCATTTTTAAGCCTATTTTTTTAATAAACTACCTCGTTCCCGTATTCGTCAAAGCGGATGCGTTTTGGTGCTGAAATTTGCGCCTGCGGTTGCGTTATAGAGGGTGATTGGTCTTTTCTTCGCATCTCCCATGTGCGTACCGCTGCTTTCCAGTCTTTCATCGGCTCTTTTCCAATCTTCCAACCTTTGGAACTGTAGAAGTCGCAGAATTGTTGCCCTAAAATGCCATTCTTGCGCTCATCACAATAAGCCTGCACTTCTTCAGGGGTTGGTATGGTGAATTTCTTCCGCCCGCCGCCGCTTTGTTCTTTTGGAACTTGAAGGGTCTCTATGGGAGATTCTGAATTTTCATTTTCCAAATCAGAAACCGCAGCGTCGCTTTTTTGTTTCTTTTTTTCTAAAAAAGAAATATCATTATCATTTACATTATCATTATCATTAGGGTTATCTTCGGTTATCTTCGGTAATGTTCGGTTATCTTCGGTAATGTTTGGGTTATCTTTTTCTTTGTAGTAAGGATTAGATTTACCCTTTACAAAATTAGGATTACCCCCTCTTTTTCCATTTTCCTTATTAGCTTCAACTTTCTTTTGGTAACTCTCTGAAAAAGTATCCAAATCCATTTTAATAAATTCGAAAGCCATATCAACTCTCTCATCTGTTGAGCCTGCATTTGCCCCGTTCTCCACATAGTTAAATAACATTTTGAATAAAACGCCTGCCTGCTTGTCGGACAATCTGTTGATTATACTTCCGTATTTAGTTTTAAGGATAAAAGTATCTTTCATAGTTGCTTGTCTTATTGATTATTATCAATCTCGTTTTTTATTAGAATAAATATTGCTTTTGCCGTTGGTTTAAGGGTATCTGTATTATCCATTCCATTAAAGGCATAATCAAAAATTGCCATATATACTTCTAATTGAATTTCTTTTGATAAATCCTTGATAGCATAATACCAACTTGATTCAAATTGTAATACTTTTCTTTCCATGATTTGTTATTTAAATGAACGTGATAATTACTTCTTATGCTAATTTCTCTTGCATGTGGTAGTCTGCTTTGATTAGCAGGAATACCGCTCGTGATTGAGGGCGGAGTACCTTCTCCCAATCCTCATCAGCAAATGCATAATGCAATATAGCCATGGTTACTTTTTTTTGTTCTGGTAGAGGAAGGTGTCGCATTGCTTCGAACCAACTCTCTTTGAATGTTAAATCTTTTGTCATGTTTTTTAGTTTTTTAATCACTTGTCCTAAGCCCTCTCCTTGAGCATACACGACAAGTACAAGCGAGGGCATAAGACAAGTAAAAATGAATGAGTATTTAAAATAATTTAGGTTGCATTTTATCGGCAATCATACGCTTGAGATTGCGCTGCATTTGGTTGTAATAGGACTCCTTAAGCTCTATCCCTATGTAGTTACGATTAAGCCTTAGACTTTCATACCCTTCACTTCCTATCCCTCCAAAAGGGCTGAGTACTGTATCTCCTTCATTACTCCACAGGTGCAAGCAACGCCTGATCGTGTCCAATTGTAAAGGACAAATGTGTTTCTCATCTTTTTCCTCACGAGCAGAGGTATATTGCAAGGTATCGGAGTAGTTGATGTCATACCACACTGGCTCAGCATACTTTTGCCATAAATTCACGGGGAGGTAATTCTCTTTGTTCTCGTCTTTATCTTGGTGGGTAATTGGTACAAGGTTATCACCTGCATTGCGAAAGACTAAGATGTAATCGGGAATACCTGTGCGAGACAAGCTGCTATCTTTTTTTATGGTCTTATGTAGTAGCCCTATTGATTTGGTTCGTGTCATTTCCACTACTGGGCTCTTCCATATTGTTACTCTATCGTGGTAAATAAACCCTTCCTTCTCAAAAGCCTGAATGAGCATGCCTGAAAAGTCTTTGAGCCCTATATATCCGTCTTTCCCTTTCATAGCAGGTAAGTCCATACAATGTACCGCTACCAATCGCCCGCTTTTAATTACTCTCGCTAACTCTTTCACAAGGAATTGAAAATGTACAAAGAACTCTTCATAATCTTGGCAATTGCCCATGTCTCGTATATCATCTGAATAGACATACAACTCAGCAAAGGGAGGGCTAAATATTGAAAAGTCTATGCTGTTATCAGGGAGTTTAGCTACCTCCTCTACGCAATCGCCGTGTATAGCTGTGAATTTTGGTTGTTCCATAGTGTTTGGTTATTAATCATTAATTGTTGCATTTGTTTGAATTGTTTCTCTTTCTCTTTGATGATACTAATGACATTCTGCATAGTATCAGTGGTTACAATATTAACTGTTACATCTCCTTTCTTTCCGAATCGGTGGGATCGTCTCACAGCTTGGTAAAAACCCTCAAAAGAAAAGTCAGGGCTCATAAAGGTTTGATTTAAGCAGTGTTGAAAGTTCAATCCGTACTGGGCTATCTTAGGTTTGGTAACCAATACCCTAAACTTCCCATCTACAAAGTCTAACAGCTTTTGCGCTTTTTCTTCAGGCTTATCACTCCCTGACACTTCTACTGCCCCACGAATACCCGCAGTAACTTCTTTCCCCTCGTCATTATGTTTCACCCATACAATGTGTGGCTCCTCATTCGCATTAGCTATATCTATAGCTTTGGCTATTCGCTGCTCTTTTGTTCTCCTTAGTTCCTTGTTAAATTCAGTAGCTGATACAGCTAAACTTGGGAATAACATACCATTGCTAAAGTCGTTTTCAGTGATAAGCTGGTGTTCCTTGTATATCACCTCTGATAAGTCATACCCCTGCATTGGGTAACCTATATCCGCGGGATTGGTAAGCATTATTGCCCAGTCT